GACGTTCCGTAATTTTCAATATTTACAGAAATTGAAGGGCCAGCGGCTAGCGTACCTACAGGTTTGTTTTTGTTCATAGCTTCGAGAATTGGCCGATTTCTAGCCGTAGCTTGAGCATTCATTACAAATTCATTACCTTTTTCATTAATTTTAATGAACTGTTCACCGCCACCAACCAAACCGCCTTTTTCAAAACCACCGCCGAATTGAGTTGAAGAAATCTTGGCGATATTGGTAGCAGTTAAAACAGCCGTAGAAGCGGCCATGACATAGCTAAAAGGTGGCGGAAGACTTGCAAGCGCCTTCTGGACGCCAAGGATACCATCAATGGTTGCCTGTGCGATTGCAGCGGCTTTGCCAATTTCAAAAACTTGGCGAGATCCAGAATTTTGTAATGCAGCGAAATTGCCGAAGAAAGTTGAAGCCATTTGCAAACGATCTTCGGAATACTGTAAATCAGCTTTCCTTTTTAACTGAAATGCAGTTTTCTCGCTAATCAAATCCTTTTGGCGCATTGTGTCAACTTGCGAGTAGAAAAATTCTCGCTGTTTTAATTGATTGTCAAAAGCTTCCTGTGTTCCATCAAACATAGAACCGAAAATACTAATTTTAGCAGATGACATATCTAAATTGGATGCCCCGCCATTCATTAACAACGTCAAAGCTTCTAACTGTGCTTTAAACGTTTCACCTTTGCCAATCAATTCATCATAAATTTTATTTTGTTCTTGATTTACAAGATTCTTTTGCAAAATAGCTGCAATTTCATTTTTATATGCTTTTTCTTGATCGCTTGTTAAAATAATTCCTTTACCTAATAATTCGTTTCTAATTTGCTGAATCCTGTTTTCGATTTGTTGAGACTGGCCAACAAATCCTAATAAATCACTTTCTTGTTTCAATTGTTTATTAATTTCATGCAAAGGATCAACGATATTAATATAAACATTCTTTGCAATTAAAAGCTGTTTATTAAAGTAATCTTGTTCAATTGCTCCGCTATTCAAAAGCATAATAGAAGCTTCAATTGTTGCGTTATATTGCTTTAATGGGCCGTTTGCATTTTCATTAATTGTGTCCATTTCACTTTGAACACGTTTATTATTTTCAATCGCTGTAATTTTGCCTAAAATTGAATTACGTTCATCTTCTGTTAATTTAATTCCGTTTTTTCCTGACGCTAATTTTTTATCGCCTAGCTTCAATTCAATTTCAGTCATTTTTAAATAAATATCTCGCTGAGGATTAATCATTCCAAAACTTTGGTTTTCTTTATCTAATTCCGCGTTAATACGAGCAAGTAACTTAGCTCTGGTTTCCGCGTCTTTAACGGCCTTTTTATCAGTTGGAATAATTGTTGATTTTGAAGCTTGCCTTAATTTTTCAGCATCGTTTAATTTTACAGTTGCTTTTTCGGCTTCTTCAATACCTCTTGCAAATTGTTCTAAAGGGGACTCCGAAGCTTGCATGGCCTGTGCAGCTTGATTTGTTGCAATAGCTAAATTAACTAATTTTAATCGTTCGTCATTTACTTTACTTAATTCAAAAGCAGAAGCGCCTGCTTTTTGCATATCATTAAATTTTTCTGTTACTGTGTTTAGTTTGCCTGCGTAATCAATAGCATCTCTTTTTTTCAATTCAACATTAATTCTAAAAAACGTTTCTCCTATAGTTGCTGCAATAAAACCAGCACTTTGTAAGCTTGCTTTTAAAAATCTCAAAGCAGATTCAGAACCAAAAATATTATCAGTTAATTTAAAAAATTCGCTACTTAGATTTTTAACTCCAGTTGCAAAAACAACAATTGAAGGCGAAAGAGTTAAAAAACTATCCGCCATTGAGCTAATTTGAGTAGCAATATTGCCAAAAATTCCAGTTCTTTTTTCAAGTTCTCCTATAGTTTCAATTGCTTTATTCTTTAAAATAGTAAAGCTTTGTCCAATTGTGGGCATTGTTTTAGCAAATTTTGCGTCAATGGTATCGGCAGCACTAGCTAGTGCCTTACTCATTACATCAGCAGTAATTTTACCTTGTGGTGCTAAATTAAGTAATTCCCCGCGAGTTACTTTTAATTGTTTTGCAATGGCATCCGCAACGGCAGGCATTAACTCCATTACTGATCTAAATTCGTCACCGTCTAATTTACCTTTATTAAAAGCCTGCGAAAGCTGTAATAAACCGCTTCCAGCTTCACTTGTAGTAGCTCCGGAAAGTGTTAAAGCTTTGTTGATAGTCTCAGTCATCCTTAAAACTTCTTCTTGACTTTTGCCAAGTGGTTTTAAAGCTAAATCAAAACGAGAAAAAGCGGTAACAGTGTCTTCAATTGGTGCCCTAGTTTTATTAGAAATTTCAAAAAGTCGCGTTGTGACAGCGGCTAATTGATCTTCAGTATCAGTTACAACTTTTAATTTATTCTGTAAAGTTACATAAGCATTGCCTAAATTAACAACTTCTCTAATTCCGATATAAGCCGCTGCAATTTGCAAGCCGCGAGTGATTAGGGAACCTAGAGAATTGCCCACAGAAGCATTTGACGCCGCTACGGAACGGGCGCTAGCTACTTGGCGCTTCTGTGCTGCCTCAAGCCGAAGATGCGCGATAGCGGCCCTGTCAGAGGCAGCCGATAGCCTAGCCGCGCTTGCCTGCGTCCGATTTTGTGCAGCGGCTAGCCGCTCTGTCGCAATTGCATTTTTGCCAATAATATTTAAGTTCTTTTGTAATTTTTCAATTTGCCTATTTGAAATTTGAGCAGCCGCGCCAATTGTAATAATTTTTTCTGCAATCGAATTATCAATTTTGTCATCAATTTGAATTACAATTTGCTCTGACATTTTTACCCCAATTTTACTTTAAATTCTTTAATATGACGTTTACCTAGTAAAATTGAACGTTCTACAAATCCGGCAGGTTCCTGCTTTGAACTTCCATCATTTAACTGTTGAATGTAATCCAAACTATTAACAATAAAAATCGGTTCTCCAGGTTTTTTATTTTGTAAAATTCCTAAAGCTTCTTTATTTGCAAAACGCATACTTGCTAATTTTGTTGAGCCTCGTTTACCCATGTAATAAGGTTCATGTGGATTTGTTTCATACGAACCAATAAAAACATCCCAATTTGATAAAGCAGTTGAAGTATCAACGGGATTAACCAAAGTCAAATTATGATGAATAATTAACGCTGTTTCGATAGCACAGCGGCTAGCCTCAAGGTTAAGGCTAGCCGCTAGTTTGTCCATCCTCAAGGCTAAATCAAGTAATGTTTTTGCCATGATTTAGCCTTCATTTTCTATTTGACCATTTGGTATAAGTTTCGTCCAATACTCTTAAAAAATAAATTAAATTTTCCGTTTGTATTTCATCAAACTTGTAATGACTTGCATATTTAACTTTTACTGTCCAAGGAATTCTTCCCTGTTCCGTTCTGTCAAATTGCAATTCTAAAAACGCATCATAATAAATACTTAAACGCGCTTTCAATAAAGGTTTATTTTTTATTCTGTCTGGAATGGGCTGGCCCATTCGTTTAGCTTGCTTTTTTAGGTTTTCTTCTTTGCCTGACATTTCCAGGTCATAGAGGAAAACCTCTATCAGTTTTTTTCATCGGCCTTTAAATTAGCTTCTAAAAAATTCTGCATATCTTTAGATTTAGCGTCCAACGTTTCATAAAGTTCCGGCAAATCGTGAAACAGTTTAATGGCGTTATCACGATTATAAACAATATTTTTACCGTGTTCATCCTGCACATTTTCCCAACCCTGCAAAATGGCAGACACGAAAACATCAATATTTAAATCGTTTGCGTCTTCTTCAGATAATACCTTTTCTTCAATATCTCGCTTAAAAGGCCGCGCTTTGGCTTCAAATGTCTTAGCCCAATTTTTATTAGAACTGCTAGCACGAGCAATTTTAAAACTAGGAATGGTTCCGTCATCATTTTTCTTAAATCGAATGATGATTCCGTTTTCTTCGCTTTCCTTATGAGTTTTAAATTGCTTATAAAGAGACATTGTTAATTCTCCAAAAATTCGGGCCTCGGAATTGAGGCCCGAATGAGGCAAAGCCTAATCATATTATACGGGCATCGCTACCGTAGGCAAGTAGGCAAAGAACACAGAAAGCAAGGTATATTCAGTTGCGTTTTCAGCGGCATTCATTTCAATAGGTAAAGTAATTGGAGAGTCTTTTTCAATTCCTAAACGTCCGCCACCTAAAGACATTAAAGGAATATCAAATACAAAACCGGCATTTCGATTTGCAAAAATTGCATTAAACGAAACATCCGAATTATTGCGAACAGCCGCAACAGACCCAACAGTAGAGAAATAAGCGGTCAAAGTTCCGGTGACAGCAAAATCACCAGCAGAAGCATCAAAAGCGCCTAAAACACCGATTGCTTTATTAGGCGTTACGCCGTTATTAATCGATAATTTCGCGTCAGTTACATACGCAAAAAGTGAAGAAGGATTAATAGCGGTAGGATCAACAATTGACATTTTCATACGATAAACGTCAGACGAAGTATTAAAAGCATCTTCATCCGAAACGTTAATATAGGTTCCAGCTTTAGGGCCAACTAAACCAGAGCGAGTCTGATAATCCATTGCAACAAAAGACATATCAGCATGTAATTTGTCAGCCTCCGGAACGTTCAAGGTTAATTCGTTAGGAATTGCGCCTAATAAATATTCGCTCTGAACACCGTCACCATCATTACCTAACTGACGCTGTAACTGATAAGAACGGCGTTTAATTAAAGTTGAAAGTTCATTCTTGATAACTTTTCCAAAGAAAATACGTAATGTTTTGCCTGTTCCTGCATCACTAACTGCTGCAAAGGTAGTTTCGTCAAAATCAACATAACCAACAGCGATAGCCTTAACACGCGCATAACCAGGCAAAGCAGTAGCAAATTTATTTCCGGCAGCATCTCCGCCGATGAAAACCCATTCGCCAACAATTAAGCCAAGAGTTGTTAAATCTTTTACAGTAGCAGCCAAACGCAGATTGTTAGAAGTAGCGGTTAAAACAGCATCGCCGGAAGCAAATTCAAATCCGACAATTTCAATTTTCGCAGCGGCAGGCGGAGTAGTTTCGTCGGCCTTGACGGCGGTGCCCACAATGGTTCCGGCAGTCGATGAGGCCACCTTGTCCAAACCGTTGTTAGCAGCCACGCCAAAACCACTCGCCAGGATCAAGGAACCGGCCAGGAAGCCACCTAAGCCGGAAGCGGCTGCATACGTCTTAGTCAAACCTGTGACGCCTGTAAAAGCTACCTGTGTGCCGTTGAAAGGCTGAGTAGTAGCTTTTTCCCGTGCATCGGCAAAAAAGAATCCTTGCATAAGCCGTTGCATGTTGGTTTGAGTGAAGTCCGTATTATAACCACCGGACGCATCCAGATCAGTCAAAACACCTTTTTTGATCTGCCTGGATGGATTGATAGGCTTACGAGCTACGTTTACAAACGAACCGCCGAAATCAGAATAAGAATTAGGTTCTGCCGCTCGCCAAACCGCATCGGCCTCAGCGGTGCCAGGAAGAAGCTTTAAGCTAAGTTCCTCTGCGATAAATAAACCCGTGATGTTTGAATCATGCTTGTTAGGCGCTACCATTTTTTGCTCCCCTTTTAAAGTATTTCGTCAAATTCAAATTCAGCAGTTACATTCATTCGTAAACAGCCGTTTTCGTAAGGCATTTCTTTAAGTTTTGCATTTCGTAAAATTACATTTAATGTTCTGTTTCTAAAAATATTTTGTATTGTCATACCTAATCGAATACACATTGCTAAGGCGTCATCTCGTTTAGGTGCCATAATTTGAACAAAAATTAACCCGACAGTTTCAAAACGTCTGGAACCGTTTGTAACAACATTTTCCGATAAAGTTCCTTGCCCACTATCCGCGCCTTTAGAAGAAATTCGTAACCAAAATTTTGAAGCGTCAGGCGGTGTAGTCGTATTGCTTCCAGGCCATTCAATGTAAGGGACATATCCTAAAATTGCAACAGAATTTGCAGAAATACCGGAATTAAAGGCTGAAAAAACTTCGTTTAAAGCACCTTCGTAAGTTGTAGTCATAAATTAAACTCTAAGGTGTGCATTATAATTTGTCCATTTGGAGAAAGTGTGTCAACAGCTTTTATAATCATTTCTTTATTTGATCTTAACACAATACTTTTTAAATTTGGAATAATAGTAGAACTTGCCATATATCCGCGTATTCCGCCGGAAGGCGTTTGAGTTCCTGAAAGATACTGCAATAATTCTTTACCGAATAAACTTTCGCCTGTTGCGCTAGGCGAAAGAAAAACCATTTTCAAATCAACTGAGGAAGGCGCAACTTGAGTAATAATCCAAGGCTTGTTAGGATCTGCGATTGTGTAAGCTGGTGTTTTGACTGTTACCAATTCGCCATATTTATCAATTAGGCGTTTTACTGTTTTAATTTGTCTATCAAAAGCGCCCATCTTCAAATCCGCATAGTAGTTAAAGAAAATCCACCTGAAGAAACATTTTTAAAAAGCGGTTCTAGCAAATTGTCAACTGCCGTAATACTTAAACTGCTCAAGTCTCCAGGATTAACAGCGTATTCTGTTGACAACGGTCCAACTGTTTCTTTCTTAATAGGCGCTTCTGTAATTGTGGGCAAAATATTAACGCCGTTAAATTGCTCAATTACCAACTGAGCTAAAGCGTTTTTAAGTTCTTTCGGAATAACATTACTAGCAATAGAATAACCGTCAATTACTAAATAATTACGAGGAAACTGCAAACATTGTAACTCAGAAACTTTTAAACCTTGAAAACGGTTTCGTTTGCTTTCGATATAATCCATTGCAATTAAAACTTGGTGCTCAATTACATTATCTGCACCTAAAGTAATTCCTCGCGCCGATGCATACGCTTTGATATACGTTAAATCTGCGTATGCATCGGCATTAGCAACGATGGTTCCGTCTTCAACAATCAAGGTCATGGTGCCGCCGAAACAGTTTCTAATGTGTAATAATAAACACTTGCCCTAATAACACCTGCTGTAAAAGTTCCTGTATTTGGAGTGATTGCAATATTAGTTGTTCCACTTGTAATTTCTGTTCCTGCTAACATTGCGTTAGCTTTCGTGTCTTTTGTAAATGCTTGAGCTGAAGTTAAAGAAGTAGTAGAACCTCCAGAAAATGATGCGCTCCATGATGTTGCGGTTCCTGAAGTAATTAAAGTATCAACTCTAAATTGCACACCTTGAAGTCTAGCGCCTGTTGGAATATTTAAAGTAATTGTAGTTGAAGCACCTGATAAAGTAGCAGTTGCCTCAATAGCGTTGTGCCCAAATCCTCCATTCATGTTTCCAGTCCCAATGCTAGAAGCATGAGAATAACCCTTGTTTGTCCCAGCTAAAATTAATGCATTTCCTAAAGCTGTAGAACCGTCTCCCCAT